GTATCTTCACAATTAATTTTAGAATTCAAAATTTCAGTTTTTTCTTGTACTGTATTAAACCCCTTTGTATATCCGGACCAATCTAAACCAAAATAATATGAACTTTCAGTTTGAGCGGTTGATGTAATATTATTATTTCCCCACCCATATTCTTTTACATTCGGAATTAAAAAATTAGGTCTTCGGGTTTGTTCAGAAACCGAAGTTGATTGAGACCACTTAACTTTAAATCTATATCTCCCTTTTGTTGGAATACCAACAGTAGGGTCATTCGATAAAACTTTCTCACCAAATTCATTGGTAATAAAATAATCTAAATTCATTGGGAGTTCGGTCATCCAAACACCATTACCATCAATAATATTTCCTGATTGTTCTAATTGGTATTGTTCTAATATTGGATTCCCATCTCTATCTTCTTGTATTGTTTGTCTAATCGCTAGAATTTGTCCGGGACCCGTAGTTAAACTACATAAGTTACCCATATTATCTCTTGGTCTAGCATTTTTTCTTAATCTAAATGAATCAGAAGTTGAATATATCGAACCCATAAAAACCGAAGTCGGTTGAATATCAACATTTGCATCATCCCTTAAATCAAAATCAACTCTATTAACAGCAATTTGACAAATATCCGGGTCACCCCATAATGGACTAACATCTAATTGTTTGGTTAATGAAATTATTTGAGGTAATGAATTTAAATCGGTTGATGTTTTAAATCTATTTCCCGCAACCTGACCTTCACTAGCCAATCCCATTCTTATCAAATCTTGAGGTGTTAATGAAAATTCACCAATGTCTGATAAATCCACATCCATAACTAATGTTTGAGACCCTAAAGGAGCTCCCATAATCATATAATCCCCACTCTCATTCGTCTTTGTTGAATATTTGTAATATGTGTCGTAAATTTCAACCGCAGTTGAACCTGTTAAAGTATCATTTCTTGTTGGTAAAGTCCCTGTGGCCGCATGAGCCGAATATGATTTTTCATAAGGAAGTAAATTATAACGATAACCATCCTCATTTTTATCTAAAGGTGATTTATATGGGTAAATACTCGAAATAACAGGATTTGATTGGTCAACATCCCTAATTGGAACAAAAATAGAAACACGCGCATTTGGAATACCGAATCCGTTATTTGCAGTTATTCTACCAACAATTACACCATAATCAGCACAACTTCTTGTGTAGATATCCGACTGTTGTATCTTTAAGGATAATATCTCTAAAAACTCAAAATCTTGGTCTAACTGTACATTGATTGTTTTGTTTACACCTAATTCGGTTCTAATTCTATATGACTGACCCATTCAATTCTTTTAATTAATAAATAGTTTATGTGGTATTTTTGAGAAACACACACACTACTTTAATTATAATATAGTTAAGTCAAAAATAAACCTGTTAAGAGAAGGTTACTGATTGGAAATTTTTAACAGACACTCTAATATCTTTGTTTGGATACCTTACTTGATACACCTGAGATGGTTGAGCAAAAATCGTATCGTCCACCGGAGCAATTTCTTTGGTTTCAGGGTTTGAATATTCCATAGATGTTTCCGCAGATGAATATTGCCCCCCAACATTGTTATAAACATTTAATCCTGCAACGGTTAATACCCCATTTTGATTTTGAACAATACTTCTTAACTCGGATAAATAAACATTCTGACCCAATTCCCTTAGTTGAGGATTAAAATATGTGGAAATTCTATCCACCACATCCGCAATAACTTGGCCTGAATTTTGAGCGGAATCCAACACAATCTGAACATCAACACGTAAATCAATTACCTCCGCAGTTAATATCGAAATATAATCATTCATCATTCTATAATTTGATAAATAATTTGCAACATTTTGTCTTAAAGTATCAGATACAATACTTGTCAATTTTCCTGAAGTATCATAAGATAATAATTGAATTAGTATTTTATTATTATTTTCAGTTATAGATACTTTCGCAGGTGCACCAAATTCCGATGGCATGTTTCTGATTATCGATTCATAATCTTGTACTGTCACCGCTCTTTTTTGTGCTGCAAAGTTAAATGAAACATAATTTCGTATTTCTTCTAATGATGGAGTACCGGCACCACCAATAGCCGCTGTTACATTATTACATCTCAATGAATTTACAACAGATGAGTTTGTTGCCTCAGACGGTCCATTTACAAAGAAATTTACAGTCCCAATTTGATTAATAACATTTGTTCCTAAGTTTGTCGCTAATCCACCACCAACTCGATATTGTATAAATAAAGTCGAATTTGGAATCAACGCTGAACCTAATGAAAGATTATTAGTATATCTTTGTAAATCAATTGTCGCGCCAACCGTTGTGAATTGGTCTAAAGCGTCTTGAGCAGTATTAGTTCCACCTCCAAAAGTCATTTTTTTGAACCCCTCAGAAGTATACTCACTAATAAACCTGTTTTGGGTTTGAATATATTTACCAACCTTAATACCCGGTTGGTCTGATACTTTAGTTGGGTCTTCAATAAAGATTCGGTCTTCCGCCAATGAATCCACTTCATACCATTTATTAACCGGACTTAAAAACTCAGCGGTAGACGGTATATTTGTATATTCCGTACCACTTTTGAGTAATACACTTGTTATTCCCAATACATTTTTTTCAGGTAAAAATAGTTCAAAGAATGGTTTAACATCGTTTGGTGTGATAACTCGTTTGAATACTTTAGTTATACCATTAACAACTAATTCTCTTTTTGTTATTGTATAATTAACTAATACATTATTAGCATTAAAATTTGGTATTTTTAATCTATTAGGGAATCCTTGAGCATTATATGGTGATGCAAAATCTATATCATAAATATTTTCAAAAACAATTCCAGCACCTACAACTTGAGAACCTCTTGTTAATGTACCAAGATATCTCTCATCTTCCTTATCACCAAACGCCGGAACGGTAATCGAAAAATCAACTAATGAAACTGAAGGTCTCTGTCCTGGTAATTTTAACCCATAAGTCCTTGCAATATTATATATTGAAGACCTTTGTTGAGCGTATTGTAATACCGTTTCCTGTATACTTCTATCAATATGATAATGTAAATTATCCGCAACCGCGGCATTCAAATCCAAAAACACGGAAAATACCGATGCGTCATTAAAATCCTGAATCAACTCAGGATAATAAGTTCTAACATAGTTTAATAACTCAGTTCTAATCCCTTGAAAATCTCTTGTAGTGTATGATATATTACGATTTGCCATATATTCTTAAATATTAATTATGATAAAATCACTCGGTCCAAAAGTACTATTGTTTGTTGAGTAATCTATTTTTATTTTTGCGGTGTATTCCGAAGTACCTTTTCCCGGAAAACGATAAATTGAAGATTCACTTGAACCAACCGTAGCAGTTCCTGTGTCCAAATCAACCTCTTCCATTGGGTCAGCAGGACTTATAGTAATTTGATTTAATAGTAAATTAGGCATATATGTTGCAACCGCATCCCTAATATCCGATTCTATCGCATCAAATGTTAAACCATCAAATGGTTCAAATAAAAATTCGTAAAGTCGGGTACCAAAATCGGGAAGATAATACCTTGACCCTTTTCTCGTTAGTAATAAGTGTATCAAATCTGCCTTTATCTCTTGAGATTCAAATTCAGTTAATTGTAAATAATCTCCCCTTACCGAATCCCTAAAAGGAAAATTTAAACCATATGTAATTCCATCTGCCATAACTATAAATATATTGTCTCAATTATTGTTTATAAATACCCCAAAATAAAAAATCACGACCTTAAGTCGTGATTTATATTCTTATTACGAACCACATCCGAAACATTCAAATTCGGAATCAGTTGGTTTCACATTAGTTTCAATAATATTAACTTTAGGTGTTTCACTCTTATCAACTGATTTACCTACTTTTGAGATGTCCACTGCTAAGTGTTTTGCCCCGGTTGATATCGCCTTTGTTCTAACATAATAACAAAGAGTTTTCAATCCTTTACCCCAAGAATGGAAGTGTGATGATGAAATTTTTGATAATGTTGGGTTAGACATATAGATATTCATTGATTGTGATTGGTCAATGAATGGAGCCCTGTCGGCAGCCATATCAATAAGTTCTCTTTGTGATATCTCCCAAATTGTTTTGTATTTTGGAATTAAATGTTCAATTCTCTTAACCTTTTTGTTGTAGTTTTTATCTTCAACGTCAAGGTAATGATTGAAGTTAATGTTTTGAACTGAACCTTCATTCATAATGATTTCATTTTTCAAATCTTCAGACCAAATACCAATTTTCTCAAAATCGTTAATTAAATATTTGTTAACGATTAAGATTTCACCACCAACTACACGACGATTAAATAATGCCGAGTGAGCTGGTTCAGTCATTTCAAATGAACCTGTTATTTTTGCCGAAGATGCTACAGGCATCTGAGCTGTGAATAACGAGTTACAAACCCCGTGGTTAGACACTTCTAATTTAAGTGTATCCCAATCCCATAACCCACCTAAACCTTCGTAATCTAATCCCCACATATCAAATTGGAAGATTCCTTTTGACATCGGTGACCCATCAAAAAAGTCATATGGTTTATATTCTCCGGATTTACATAATTCCATACTCTCTGTAATCGCAGCAAAGTAGATTGTTTCAAAAATCTCTTTATTTAATTTTCTTGCCTCTTCAGATGTGAAAATATAGTCCATTAAGTAGAATACGTCAGCAAGACCTTGAGTTCCAATAGCAATTGCTCTTTGTTCTAAACCACCTTTTCTACCTTGTTCAGTTGAATAACTGTTAATGTCAACAACTTTGTTAAGCGCCCTAACAACCTTTCTAACCTCACTATAAAGTAATTTGAAATCAAATTCACCTTTAATAATAAAGTTTTTCAACACCATAGATGATAATGTACAAATAGCCGTAGTGTTCTCATCTGTATATTGATAAATCTCATTACATAAGTTAGATTGTTTAATCACCCCAATATTTTGATGGTTTGTTTTTCTGTTTGCACTATCTTTAGAACATAAGTAAGGAACTCCTGTTTCAACCTGAGATTCAATAATCTTATTCCAAATTGTTTGAGCTTTCACTTTTTTACCAAGACCAAGTTCAACCGCTTTGTTGTAGTTCTCTTCATACTCATCACCGTAAGTTTCCTGTAATGGTTTGATACCCGCTTTGATAATGTCATTAGGACAGAATAAATACCAATCCCCATTATCTTTAACCGCATTCATAAAGTTGTCCGGCAACCAAATCGACGTAAATAAATCTCTTGCCCTCATCTCTTCAGCACCTGTATTCTTTTTGATTTCAAGTAAATCAATAATGTCCTTATGCCAAGGTTCAATATAAATGGCTGCACTACCAGGTCTTCTTCCTTGTTGGTTGAAAAAACGTAATGATTCATTCACAATTTTAAGATACTTCAATAATCCACCAGCAAACCCACCTGATGAGTTAATTCTACTCTCTTTACTACGAATGTTTGACATACACAAACCAATTCCGGCAGCGTCTGACGAGTATGTTGAAATATCATTTAATGTTTGTAATAACCCCTGACGAGAATCTCCATGGTTATATTTCAACACACAAGACGCTAATTGAGGAGTTTTAGTTCCAGCATTAATCATAATTGGTGTCGCAGGAGAAATAAGTTGATTTGATAATGAATGATAATATTCAACAGCCTCTTCAAATGACTTAGTTACCCATAAAGCAACTCTCATATACATATGTTGAGGTCTTTCAACCACTTTACCTTCCGGAGTTTTTAACAAATACATTTCTTGTAATGATTTCCACGCAAAATAATCAAAATTGTAATCATTCTCGTGATTTATCACCGCATCAATATTTTCCGCACCATATTCTTTAATAATGTCTACTAAATCAGTATGGATAACACCTAATCTATATAACTCTAAAATCGTATCACAAAAACTATCATCAGTTTCTTTATGATATGATGAAATTGCCACTGAAGACGCTAATCTCGAATAGTCGTGGTGACTTCCAGTATATGCCGCAGCAATCTCATAAACCAATTTATCCAACTCTTTGGTTGTAATAACACCCTCTGTTGGTACCGAAGTAATCACCTTAATGAATACCTCATCAGCATTCACATTTAACCCTTTAGCAGCACGTTTAACTCTATTGTAAATTTTTTGAGGGTTGAATGAAACTTCATCTCCCCCTCTTTTCTTTATTTTTAATGACATCATATTAAAAATCCTCTGTAAATGTTAATGATTCCCCCAATTTAGCTTTTTGGTATTCCATAGTTCTTGACTCAAAGAAATTTCCTTTAGTTTCAACAGCTATTTGTTCCATAAATTTAAATGGTTGTTCTACGTTAAATTGTTTTTTACAAC